CATGTCTAAGCCGCCATAACCTGTACACAATGATCCGATTCTCATTGGTCATTGACCATCCCATCATCGACGGGATTAAGTCGCATGAGACGAAGTGTTCCGCAATATCCACATTCGACCGTGTAGATATGCGGTGGCATGAGATCGGTGACGATAACAATTCGATGCTTGACATGGCCACACGTGGCGCAACTATCGGATGGCTCTTGCATACTTACTCCCTGCCAACTCATTGATCGGAGCGAGATTGTTTTGTGGAACGAACCATGATGATTCGATTCCGTTCTTGTATCGTGGTTTTCTTGCAACCGTGACCGGAATCCAACCGGCAATCTTGAAGTTCGGTGATCGGCCAACGACAAGGACGGCGATGTCATTCTCCCGATCATTGCCCCGGACGATGAGTTGGCCGTTATCGTAATGAGTCCACCGTACCTCTAAGCCTTCACCGACATCGGCTTTTCGTTTGAAGCATGACTCCTCGATGGAATAGTCAAGTCCGAAGTATCGTGCGACAACAACTTCGGCGGCTATTGATTCGGCTAACTCTGCAACTTGTTGATGGGTCGAGAGTCGAGTGTTATGTCGCGGCTCGGTACTTAGCTCTTCCGGTGCGACCCAGTATTGATGAATGGCTTGTGCATGACACTTCCATTCCTCCACCGGTGTCAATGTGTAGACCGGCATCTCAGACATCCGTCCGACATTGCCGGCAATGAAAGACGATGGGATCGGTTGAGATGAACCCTGCTCCATCGGCATCGTCCTCTTTTCCACACTTGGAACACGTCTCTTGTGCCAAGATAATGTCTTCGAGCTTGACCCATCCGTTCACTGTGTGGATCTCTAAATCACCCATTGATTGTCTCCCACTTGGCTGGACATTGGAACGACTTGTCTTTCGTTGAGCAGACCCATCCCCGATAAGGTTTTCCCGTCTTGGGTGATGTGCCTTCCTTGAAGATCATGTGACCGTGTTGGCAAGTTGGAGATTCCGGCGGCAATGTTCCGGATTCGACACCGAATGCCACTTCTTTGATTGTCTCTGAGATTGCCCATACATCTTCGTACTTTGTCGGAGCCGGAGAAGCTTCCAATCGCTCAACCTTCTCCATGTCTTGTTTCGTAGGTCGTTGATCACTTGGCATAAGAAGTCCGATGCATCGCCCGATGGCCGATGTGACACAATTTTCGACCCAGAAGTTTTGATTGACGCCATGAGATGCCCTGACTTCGAATGCGAAATCAATCGCCGACGGAAAGAGATCCTCGTACTCCCGGAATGCCCGAGCCTCTACAAGGATGAATCCCTTTTCCATGTTGATGTCGATGATGCTTGTTTCAATTCTGCCGGAGACATATTCGGCGCGAAACCTTTTGATTCTGGAATTGACATCCTCGTATCCATCCAAGAAGCCCGTCATCTTTTGGCCGCCTTAGCTGAGATGTGGCGAGACATTGCTCGGCCTCGTGTGTAACCTTCGGATCTACCTTCTCGAAATCCTATTGAATAAGCCATAAGAACCGAGAAGATGTTAGCGATAAGCATCGCCACCACAATCGATAATTCATTCATTTTTTGCTCCCGTGAGAGCCTTGTCTGTGCTCCCGAATATAGAATGACATCGGTGAGCAAGATGAGTCAAGCATGAGCCTAATCTCGGGAGTGTCTAGTCGAACGATCCGTCTTTTTGGAGTAAGACATAGAGCATGTCCAGTCGCCTAGATTGACGATCGACTTCATCCCGAAGTGATTGTCCACCGTTCGGACGAAGTTCAAGAAGAATTGTTTTGACCAACCATTTGAGTCCACCATAAAACCCAGACATGACCGCCATGACCCCCAAGCCCACGGCGAGCCATGCCTGAGCCTCCATGTTACTTCGCCCCGAAAGACTTGTCGGCCGGGTTGATCCATCTCATAATGACCGGAACGATGGCGGCCAACCCTGCATTGAATAGCATCTTCGGATCCGTAATTCCTGCCATGTATAAGGTAAGGGATGCCGCGATGAATGATCTCAACCATGATGCGGCGAGTGATTTTGCTTCTTTCATTTTTGCTCTCCTAGCTTCATGCTCCCGATAAGTTCGGCGGCCTTCGCCGGAGTGATGTTGATTTCGAAGTGCATCTCATCCGAACGACGACGGAAATCTCCACCCCACATCATGCCGTATTTTTTGGCCAACGCTCGTATCATTGGCACTTTTTCGCTTGGGAATGTTCCAGACTTTCCAAGAGGATGTTTCGTGGCGTTTAGATCAACGGCAGTCCCGGACGCATGATTGGAGAGTTTGTCCGTTGAATTCCTGACCATTCGGAAGTTGTATCCCCAATCGTCGAGAGATCCTTCATTGATGGGTTCGATTAGTTGATGGAATTCGGAGCAGAATCCAGCGATCAAGGGTGCGACGGCTTTCGCGCATCGCACCTTGACCATTGTTCCCTTGATGGGAATGCTGACAATCTGGATCTCGGATGCATCCTTCGATGCAATCCAATTATTCTGAGATAGTAGAGTCATTACGAAAGAAGCAATGAAGCTTCTTCTTGAGTGATTCCGAGTTTGTCAAGAATGACTTGACGTGCGGCATCTTTGTCAGCTTGCGTCGCGATGGATTGTTTTTCTGTGAGTTTAGCTTGATCACTTTGAATTTTGAGTTCTGCCTCAGTTAATAATCGTTCAACTGTTTCGCCCGTTGCGCAATTAATTTCGATGGTCATTGTCATTGTTGCTCCTTAACTTAGCCCATAAAGTTGAACGCGAGTGCCAGAATTGAACGTGTAACCCAATAATGAAAAGATTGATAATGATGTGATGGCGTTAGAAGTTAATTCTAAATAACTTAATCGCTGTCCTACATCCGCCGAAGAACTTAGATCATAACCATACTGTGAAAGAAATCCGTTGTAATAAGCGGTCGAGTTATAGTTGGCAAATGTCGCCGTCACGGTTGCTCGTCTTGCGTTTTGTGCATAATTGACAAGACCAGCGATGCCAGCAGTTGCTAGAACGGTGGATGTTTTGTAATTGTTGGATGTTATTCCGTTAAACCTGATGTTCAAGTTGGTTGTTGTATTGGTTGCCCCTGATGCCTCATAGAATGAACCATTGAATACAAGTTGCAAATTCTTGTAACTGCTTGGAATACTGCTGATACTGATTGAGGCAGTGGCATTTCCTGAGATTGTTGTATCACTAATTAGAGTGAAAGCTCCCGATGCTGGAGTGACCCATTCTGGAGCAGTTGCACCCGAATTCACTGCCAAGACTTGCGAAGCCGTACCAATTCCAAGACGTGCAGGAACGGTTGCATTTCGATAGATAATGTCGCCAGCCGTTGTCACTGTTGTTTTGGCTATAGCACCATTGGCTAGATCATAAGCTGATTTGACTGCCGTTGGAGTAGCCGCAAGAACCGATGAAGTAGTTGATGTCGAATCTGAAAGTTGCACCGAACCTTTTTGAGCAGTTGAAGCATCTTGAATCGCAATGGTGACATCACCGGATGAGCCGCCGCCTGTGATTGGAGATGTGACATTGACGGCAGTGATGTCACCGGCATTCGGTGTGACCCAAGTGAAGTCCATGCTAGTGGCCGAAGTCTTTGAAAGAATCTGACCCGTTGTTCCACCTAATAGATCGACCATTGACGTATCAACGCCCTGACCGAACACATTGAAATCGGCCGGAAGATCCGTGACCAAGTCGGTCGCGGTTGGCATCACCCACCCGAAGTTAGTTGTTGGATTTGTCATTCCTACCCCCTAAGCGACTTGAGTCGCATTCTGCCAATCGAGAGTCCCCGATATGGTGTTCCACTGTTCTAATACTGACACATCATTCCACCTCATTGCTTGAAGTGAGAATGCGAGTGGCGAAAGATTGGCCGTCACGGTGACTTCGTTATATGCCGCCCGGAATGTCCAGCCTTCAACGAATCCAAGAAATTCACCTGAATTCATGTTCAACGGTAAGTTGGAGATTGAAAGAGGAACGCCCATGAATATGTTGATCAATGAGTCACGATCGCCATCATCGAGTTCTGGACTTGCTAATTGGAAAGAGATTTGTTCGAAGTTGGCTTGAGGATATGCCCGGAGTGTTAGATAGAACGCGGCTTGATCATCGGCATCGGGATGATTCTTCAAGGTTGTCGAGATGATTTGAGCGAGTAATCCATAAGTGGCAATCGATGTCGCATCGTCGAATGGTGTCGTCTCTAGCGATGAAGTGACTCCATACTTGAGGACGATTGAGTTTCGAATATCGCCCGAGCGAGTCTGAACCGCCATTCCGTTGGAAAGAGCTTGACTGGCATCGAGATAGGTATATCCATACGTCGAAAGATAACTGGATCGATGTGTGGAATCGGCATAAGAAATTTGTCCGAGTGAATTTTCATAAATATAGCCAAGACCAGACGTGGCCAGTGCGCTGACGAGTGAATATACATCGGTTCGACTTGAAGTTCGAGCCGCGAGATCATAATTGCCGGGACGATCAATCTCCCCGATGTCGGCTTGTTCGGCCGTTGCCCATGTGACCGTTGGATCATAAGTTGCCCATGTTATCGCCGGAGGAACACCACTCCACGTCGATGCGAGCAATCCTTTGAGGACTTCATAAATCTGATCCCCATCATGTGCCGACGTGAGTGCGCCTTCGGTGAGTGCTTTTGGAAGTCTAGCCAACGCACCGAGAGCGACGATTGAAATTGTTTGAGCGATGATGGATGTTCCCGTTTGACTGACTTCAATGCCGAATTCTGTGATTGTGCCGCCGAAGATTGGGACGAATGTTGCCGTTGAATCTTGAAGTTCAATGGTGACGGAATCATTGATGTTAAGTGTGACGGTACTTTGATCCAGATTGATGAGTTGGAGATTGACGTACCCGGCTTGTGCTTGTTCATAGATATTCGTTCGGCCTGATTTGATTGTGAGGTTGGCCAACGTGTAATTCGTGTACACAACCGATTCAATCGTGACTCTCCACACTGGACTCCATAGCGTCATTGTGTGACCAACGCTCCAGCTCCACCGGTTCCACGATAGAACGAGTTGTTGAGAATGCTGATGATCTGACGTGCGGTGCTTTCGCTATCGATTGCCCCATTGACTGTTAAATTGATGACCGAACCGCCACCGCCACCGAGCTGATTGTTGGGAATGACCCGACCCGAAGATGAGGGAACGAATAACTCCGCGCCGACTTCTCCGACGATGTAAGGCTTATTGGCGTTCACAATTCCACCGGATGCAAGTTTCGGAATCTCTTTGATGTCTTTTGCACCGGGAATCAAGAAGTTCACAATGTTGTATCCCTTGATCAAGAGATTGATTGCCGAGATTGCTAAGTTGATACCAGAGACAAGTCCACCGATGGCGATTGAAATGACATCGATGACTTTACCTATTCCACTGAATGCGGTTTTGAATGCGCCGCCGATGTATGGTGCAACAAGCTTGGCCACCTTGAGCAATGCATCAAGTCCAGTTTTGAGAAGTTTGAAGAATCCGTCATTTTCTTTGACAAGTTCGCCGACTTCTCCGAACACTGTTTTGATTCCATCGAGTGCCGGTTTCAACACATCGACGAAAATCGGTGCAAGTTTGTCTTTGATGAAATTCCACATTGTTGTCACTGCTGGAATAAATGTCTTTGTGAAGAATTCTGAAAGAGCTATAAACACGGGTTTCAAGTTGTCGCCGAGTTTTGCCGCAAGATCTTGAACAACTGGAACCACGTCATTCACGAACGTGCTCACCATCGGAGTGATTGCATCAAGTACGAATGAACCGACTGTTTCCTTGCCTTCATCGAATGCAACCTTGAGACGATCCATCTTGCCGGCGAATGTTTCGGCCTTGACTGTTGCTTGACCTTCGAAAGTCTCACTTAGTTTCGCTGTGATTTCATCGAATGACATTGTTTTCAGAGTTGCGGCATCAATGCCAACGCCTAACTTGCCGAGTGCGGTGTTCTGGCCTTCGGAGCTTTTGGCGAGCGCATTGCTCACCGCCTCCAGAGATTTTCCACTGCCGGCCGCGATGTCTATTGCAAGAGCTTGGAGTTTTTGTGCTTCTTCAACGTCTTTCGTGGATCTAACTAATCGCTCCAGCGATGGACGAAGTTCATCATCGGTGATTCCTGTTGCCAGTGAAGTCTGGAGAATATAGTTCTCCGTCGCTTTGATTTGTTCATCCGTTGCACCGGCTACATTCTGGAGAGTTGTTGCAAGTTTTGCTTGTGCGGCTTCATCGGCAATCGCTGATTGAACGCCATCGATGAGAAGTGTTGTTGCATAAGCGGCGGCGGCAACGGCGGCGACACCGAACGCAACACCGGCCTTCTTGCCGAAGTCTCCAACCTTTGATCCGAATCCTTCAATTTCGCCTTCGGTACTTTTCAGACCCTTTTGAAGATCACTGAAATCGGCATCGAATTGAATCTTTACCTTCGGAATGCCGGCCATTAGTTTAGCTCCAGATCATTGATGATTCCTTTGACCATTGAAATATATTCGGCCGAGACTATCGGCGCATAGTCGTCCACGGTTGGAGTGATCCAATATCCGCGAGCATTGCGGCCAACTTTGAATCGGTTTGTGTAGTTGCGCCCGATGGAATCTAGTCCGGGTTCTGATCCATGTTCTGATCCCCACAAGAGCGCACCGGCCGGAGCCGCGTCCATCTTGACCTTGCTCCCTTTACCGGACTTGGATGCGACGCCGCCATACTTTCGGCCGACCTTTTTGGATCCACCCACATCAACACGAATCAATCGATCTCGTGGAGTAGAAATTGAAAGAGCGACAAGTTTTGCTTGTGGAGTCGGAGAAGAATCGGCGGCTTGCATGAGTTGTCCAGCTAGTCTGGCCGAGAGGGGTTGAGCCAAGTCTCTGACTCGCGCCTGTGTCTCTTTATCCATCATGTTAAGAGTTGCAATGAGATTCTTCAAGGCTAAGGGTTCAAGAGTTATTTCGAATTTACCTTGACCCCTAGTTGATGCCATTTCGCTTCTCCAAGATCTCGATTGCCGTGTATATCTGCTCCGCCGTCTGCCATTCTCTCATCGGGATGCCGGTTGCAATGGCCAACTCGACGAGAACTCGATTTATGCTTCCGACGGGATAGCTTTTGGGTCGGCCGACCCTGCCGAAATATCGGCCACGGTTTCACACCACGGCTCATAATTCTTCACGGGTTTTCCTCCCAATTCTCTTTTCATTGCATGGTAAGCAAGGAAAAGAAGATCCGAGACTCCGATTTTTGTCTCGGCCTGTTGAATTGTGAATCCTGTTTTTTGTTCCCACTTTTGCCATTCCGGTGGAGCCGCAACGAATGTCACGGACTCCCCGGATTGGTAAGTGATCTCTATGTTGAGTTTCATCTTCGCTCCCGTTTCTTAGATATTAGCTGAATGTCGCTGACGGAGTGCCATCGACTAAGAATGTCCATGTGTCTGTCTGAGCATCGGGAGCAGAGCCGCCGACATTCGGGAACACTGGAAAGACATCGAATGTCCACACTGCACCGGTGACGGCCGTGAGTGAGACTGGAAGTGTTGTGTTCGGAGCTGAGTTAGCCGCCGCCCACATTGATTCAAAGAGTGATGATGCGGCTCCATAATCCGAAAGAAGATCGGTTGTGAATGTCCACTGATCATCGATGTGTTTGTAAGCTTTACCGTTGAGAGTTTGGTACGTCGAAATCGTTGGCGCATTTGAGAGCGTCGCTGACGTCGCTTGTGCGTCGTAGTTGTCCGAGTCGATCGTGAATACTATGTCCCGACCCGTGATGATTGTTGTTGGCATTGTGATCTCCTCTTAGATGTTTTCTTGGTTGTAATAGGTCGAGACGGATAAATCGGCCACGAGAAGATTGCTCGCGCCAATTTGTGTGACCGACGGAATTGAAACGTCTCCGACGACGTACCCGGACGGCATTGCGCCCAGAATTCCGATGATGAGTTTTTCTAACCCATCGAGTGCGCCGGCATTGCTGTTGTATGCAACGGCGGCAGTGATGATGAAATTCAACTTGACTTTGACGGTTGTTTTTCCGATCAATGTGCTTTCCATGTACGGTGATCCCGGAACAATGACACAAGCTGGAGGAATCAATGCCTCTGGAACGGATGCATAGACCGAAGCCGTCACACCGGCGAGAGCAGTTGCAAGAACGTCTCTGACATTGACTTGAATGGATGTGGGAGTTGGCATTACATCGCCATATTTTCAACGTCTAAGAATGGAGATAAAAGCCCTATGACGCGATTCTGGAGACTGCGACCGAGAACGAACGGCGTCGGAACGAAATCGATGTTCGACGATGTGTTCCCCGGCGCGAGAATACTTTGAAAGATCTCTACCGATACCACCAAGATTGCATTTTTCACCGGCTCGTTGCCCTGATAAATATCGGCCGCCGATGATCCATCGAGTGCCGCAAGACCAGCCGGAATGAATGGCGTTGGATAAGTTGTGTCGGCTTCACCTGTTGCCGTTGTAAAAATAAACGGAGCGACGCGATCATCGGTGACTGTAAGTGTTCCATCGAATACACCGCATCCGCTAACAATTACATCCTGACCCGGGACGAAATAGTTGAGACGCTGAGTTGTAAAATATGCGACGGAGTTTTGTACGGTGACACTTGTGACGGCGGCTTGATATGACGTGAGCATTGGAAGAATGACACCTTCGGCCGAATCAATCATTGAATCAAGATAGACATCTGAATACAGGGATTCGCTCACACCTAACACGGCTCTCAGCTCGGAAGCGGTGAGAATGTTAGGCATGAGCGATCCTTTCGTCTGCTCGGCTAGATACGGGAGCGCACCTAGCCGATGATTGGTATTGGCTTAGGTGAAGTTAAACATCTGTCCACCGGCGGCAAGTTTTGTCGCGATGGCACCGTATGAATTGAGTGAAATCTCCACAGTTCCGTCGGATGGCTTATTGACATCGAGACGGAAGTTAGGTGACTCATACCATGTGAATGCGCCCGGCTCTAAGACGACCATTGATTCATCGGCCGTTCCTGTGAATGTTCCGGAGTTGTCCACGAAGAAATTGAGGCCAAGAACGAGTCCGACCTGTGATTGACCATTGACCGCACCGGCTTGATTGGATGGAAAATAGGCATTGAACAACGGTGTTCCGTTGTCGTTATAGCCCATAATTTTCGCCCATTGTGCTGGCGAGACGAGAAGATTTCTTGCGAACTTCTGTGTGTTGGAATAGACGGCGGCGTTCGCCTCTGAAACGTAACCGATAAGTCCGGCGGCGGTGAGTGCTTGTGGAGTTGCAACTGTTGAGGCGTCGGCTTTGATTTGTGCGGCGGCGGCAGTTGTCTGCGCGAGAGCCATTGACGAAGCCATGATCATGAGCAATTCATTGAAGAACGCTGGAGATGATCGATCGATGATCTCTTGTGTGAGAATGTTGCGGCCTGCATAGCGGCTAATCGGGACTGATAGATATTCCGAAGTGACTCCGGTATTGCTAACGGCTCCGCCTTCTGCAACTGCGGCGACTGTTGCCACGGCTGTGATTTTTGGAATCTGGAATTCAAGACCAGCATCCGGCAATGTTCCGCGAGAAATCGCATCGATTGCTCCACGAGTTGAGTTTGAAAGACCATTGACGATCTCTGTGAGCTGACGTGTTGGATTGAAGCCCGGATTCGTTGTTCCGAGATCATCGTTGGCGGCGGCGACGAAAATTGCTGAATCTGAATTTGGATTCAATGATGCTTTGATTGAGTGTTCGACCCATGAACCCATATCAATGACTGGTGATCGTGGCTTTGTATAGTGCAACGGAACGTGTCCGAGATTGACGACTTTGGAAGCTTCAACCGTTTCGGCTGGAGCATCTTGAACGGTTGGAGTGGTTTCCACTTCGTTTTCTCCTTCATTAGATGGTTTGGATGTTTCTTCTGTTTCCGTCGCTCCCGGTACGGACTCAGAATCTTGGTTCTCACTTGCGGCCACACTGACAAGAGCCGACGCAATGGCCGGATCTGTAACAAGTGAAACCTCTTTGAGTGAACTTGCGCTAATTGTAAGAATGCCATCGATGTTCTTGTACTTTTGAGCAATCACACCGACACTAAATCCATCACGGAGTCCGGAACTTGCTTCAACTAACGCATCGGATCCGGCGGTTGTATTGCCGACGGAAAACACGGCATCGATTCCTTCGTTGCTCACTTTGTAGGATTTCAAGAATCCAATTGGAGATTCGCGGCGGTGTTCCAAGAGAAGTTTTGTTTTGTCGCCGAAAGTAATTGAATGTGGCAAGAATGATGTCTCACCGGCTGACGTGGATCCAGTTTCATTCCATGTCACAATACGTCCGGAGATTTCGCGCTTAGGAAAATCCGTTGCCGATACTTTAATCGAGAACGTGATTTCTTTTGCTTGCATTTTGATGTTATCCATTGATCATATCTTCTTCCTGTCGTATTTCTTCCGATGTAATTGCGCCCATGTCGAATAAGACTTTGTACACGTCGGCTCGTTCTTTTGCTGATCCTCGCAAGTAATCATCAAGATCGTATTTGACTTCTTGCGCTGAATTCACGAAATCACTCATTGAGAGTCTTTGTTCCATTTGAACGATTACCGGACGCAATGAAAAGTCGAGCAGAGTTTGACGAGATGTTGTTGCGTTTGAATACGTCATCGATGATCCGGTATCAGCATCGACGTAGAACGCCGGGATGTTCATTGCTCGAGCTAACTCTGTTGCAACGTAGGCGCGAGCTTCATTGAGTTGTAAGCGAGATGGGTCGAATCCTAAAGTTTCAAGAGTGACATCGGCATTCAAGAACGCGGTTGAACGATTGCGACGAGCCGCGCCCCATGATTCAAGAAGTTTGGCAATGCGATC